ACAGGTTGTAGCCAACCTAACCCTATTGTGCGAGAAAGTGCTTGAGCCATTGCGCGAAGGCATGAAATGCCCAATCAGAATCAGCAGCGGATACCGCTCACCTGAGTTGAACAAACTCATCGGTGGCGCCAAGGCGAGCCAACACAACATTGGTGAGGCTGTCGACATTGACTTGGACGAGAAGAACGCAGAGTTGTTTTCTTACATCGTAAACAACCTTGACTTCGACCAAATCATTTGGGAGTTCGGAGATGACAAGAACCCTGACTGGGTACACGTATCTTACAAGGCTGCCGGCAACCGCAAGCAATTGTTGAAGGCGTTGAAGTCTAACGGCAAGACATCCTACCAAGTGATGGATGCTTCTGCCTTCAAGACCAAGAAGAAAGCAAGCAAGTAAATTAGTTTAGTCATAGTACATTAGTCCCCCTCCACCAAGGGGGATTTTTGTTTTTAAAAAAGGTATATATTTGTACTAAAATCCAATCAAATGAACTTAACAAAAGAAGAACTAGAAGCAATCCAGCAAATGAATGCTGAGTACAACCGTTTGAGGCTGAACATTTCAGACCTTGAGATGCAAAAACACTCTGTATTGATGATGCTTGATTCCTTGCGTGAGAAATTCTCCAATCACGAAAGGCTGTTGATTGAACGCTACGGTGAGGACGCGGTGATCAACATGAAAACAGGGGAGATAACAAAGAAAGAAAAAGAATAATGGCACCTGCAAAATTCATTGGAATGCTATTCCAATCGCGCGACATGATGCACTTGATGCATCTCAAGACTGAATCCTTCGCCGAGCATAAGGCGCTCAACGCGTACTATGATGGTATCTTGGAGTTCACCGACAGTTTCACTGAGTCGTACTTCGGTTACTACGGGCGTTTGGATATCACAATCCCTCAGTCTACCGCAGAGGATGCTATCACCCACTTGAAGTCATTGGCAAAGACCATCGACGACGAGTACAAGAACTACCCTCATTGCTTGCAGAACATTCTTGATGAGATGTCAGCCCTTATCTACAAAACCTTATACCTATTAACACTTACCTAAGATGAAAATTTCACAGTATAACGTCGACAGTTCCCCGACCGTATCGGATAAATTAATTGGGACAGAAGTATCATCGAGCAACGAAACTAAGAACTATACTATTGGTTCTATTGCTGCCTTATGTGCTAGTGTTTTTGAATTCACTCCTGTGTTGGTTGCTACATCCACCGTGAACCAACTACCCAGTGGTCTTGATAATCCGTTGCAGGTTAGTTTCGGTGCGGCTCAAGGAACATCGGGTGATGCTGTGATGATTGACGCCAATGGCTTGATCACCTTCAACCAAACTGGCTTGTATCTGATCAACGGCTATGGCAATATAGAGCGTCAAGGTTCTTCCGGTGGTGTTACTGTTACTTTGTTCCGCTTCCTGGTGAACGGAGTTCAGTCTGGTAGCACCAAGGGCGTCGAGTTAGATTCTACCGGTGTTATGTTCCCGTATGAATTAACCATACCGATCAACATTACAACCGCTGGTACTACCATGTCTTTCGAGATTATGCGCGACAGTTCAGGTGTAAATAACGGTGGGTTGTACACTCATACCAACTTGGGTGGATGGAGCAATGTGCCATCAGCCGAGATAAGTATCTGGCAACTCCAGTAACATCATTAACAAAATCAAATCTAATCAAATGAAATATGGACATCAGGAAAATAGCGATTGGTCCGGACTACAAGGGGGGTGCTATGCATTATATCGTGGGGCAAAAGGTGCTGAACGATACCAATGAGATACACCTAATCAAGTACGACGAACGTAAGCAATCGATCAAAATTTACATCATCAACCCCAAGCAAGAGGTTGTGCTTTGGAAGGAGTTTTCTTCTACCATCCCTGTATCCATAGAATACAACATTAACTATTGATGCAGTCACCATTTTATTTTATCGCCAAGCCAGTAAAGGGGAAGCGATATAACAACACCAAGGAGATTGGTGGTATCGAGTTGATTATCAGCACCTCCGAAGAAGATCATAAATTTTCAAACCGAGAAGCAGAGGTCATTGAAGTACCCCGTGGGTACGATGGGCCGATTGTTCCGGGAGATATCTTATTAGTACACCACAATGTTTTCAAATTCTACAACGACATCAAAGGCAATCGAAAGAGTGGGAAGAGTTTCTTTCGTGAAGATTTATTTTTCATCGAACTTGACCAGTTTTTCCTATACCAACATAGCGGGCAGTGGCATGCATACGATCGATATTGTTTCGTCAAGCCCATACCTGTACAGAAATCATACATCTTTAAGCCGTTCAAGGAAGAACCCTTGATGGGGGAGATGGTCTACCCGAACGACTACCTTGTCAGCAAGGGCGTGAATTCGGGTGACCTAGTGTGCTTTCAGCCTGAGAGCGAGTACGAGTTTGAGGTAGACGGAGAGAAGTTGTACAGGATATACGATCATCAGATAACAATTAAACTATGAATTTAGGGATATTAGACAACGTATTAATTGACCCAGAGAGATACATAAGGGAGATCCATAGTGGGGAGTTTATTGATGTGGTTGATGGGGACAGGGTGTTCCATAACATTCAACCAAGATCCAGCGTCGACATGTTCGCGCGTACAGCGATGGCCTATTTGGGTCCGGACTTCTACGTGACGTTTAATTTCGTTCGCAAGTCACCGCTTGGGCAGCAAGAACCGAACTTCATCCACACCGATGAGATGATGGGCGATGTTACCGCGATACTCTATCTGAGCAAGGACCACCCGAAAGAAGATGGCACTACCATCTATGACCAGGACGGTGAAAGGTCTTGCGTGTTGTATTCGAAGTTCAATCGCATGGTGATATTCGATTCTGAGTTGGCGCACTCCCGTAACATTTTTGAGAACTTCGGAGAGGGTGACGATTCAAGGCTCATCCAAGTTGCATTCCTAAAAAGCCAGCCATGATAGACAACAAGGAAATCAAAATCAAGATCATCGAGGCGGGATATATTGCTGTTGAGAGGCTGATCAAGGTGGCTCAAGAGGATATCATAAAGCCGGGAGATGACGACGAGTTATCGGCTGACAAATTAAAGAACGCTGCGGCTACCAAAAAGTTGGCTATATTTGATGCATTCGATATTCTAAACCGCATCATTGCGGAGAGAGAGAACATCGACATGGTTGAGAGTGGCCCTAAAAAATCAGATTCTAAACGTGGTTTCGCAGAGAGAAGATCAAAATAGCCTGTACATTGAACTGAAGGACTACATTCCAAAGACGGTCTTGAACCACAAGAACGCGCTGAAGGGATGGCGTTACGGGTACAATGAGCAGTACGACATGGTGATAATCTCCAAGAGCGGGCAGATCGGGCAGATCATGAAGATCTCCGGTCTCATCGTTGCGTTGCCACTGGCACCCGAGAAGGTGTACTCTCGGAGCAAGAAGATAGCCGAGCAGTATTGGGAGCGTCAAGAATATCCCAAGGAACTACAGCGCATTCAGTCAATCTTCCAATGGAACGAACTCCCGTCGGAGTTTAAGGATCGGTGGATTGATCATATCGAAAGCCACTACGACAGTCGTGAGCAAGGCTTTTGGTTTATGAACTATGGCGAACCCACCTACGTGACGGGGAGCCATTGGATGTACCTTCAGTGGTCTAGCATTGACGTTGGTTACCCCGACTACCGGGAAGCCAACAGGATATTCTTCATCTTTTGGGAGGCGTGTAAGGCGGACATTCGCTGCTTCGGGATGATCTACTTGAAGATACGTCGTTCGGGATTCTCGTTCATGTGTTCTTCAGAGGTGGTAAACATCGGTACGTTGGCACGAGATTCAAGGGTGGGCATTCTATCCAAGACCGGTATCGATGCCAAGAAGATGTTCACCGACAAGGTCGTGCCTATCAACAGCAAGTTGCCGTTCTTCTTCAAGCCGGTGATGGATGGTATGGACAAGCCGAAGACTGAATTGGCATACCGAGTACCAGCATCGAAGATCACCAAGAAGAACATGTACGATGTTTCGTTGGATGAGATTGATGGATTGGATACCACCATTGACTGGCGTAACACGGAAGAGAACTCATATGACGGGGAGAAGTTGTTGTTCTTGGCGCATGACGAGAGTGCCAAATGGGTAAAGCCAAACAACATCCTCAACAACTGGCGCGTAACCAAGACCTGTTTGCGTGTCGGTAGCAAGATTATCGGCAAGTGCATGATGGGTTCAACATCCAATGCACTGAGCAAGGGTGGTGACAACTACAAGAGACTATACGAAGATTCAAATGCAGCAATTAGAAATGCTAACGGACAGACTAAGAGTGGCTTATACAATCTGTTTATTCCGATGGAGTGGAACATGGAGGGCTTTATCGATCGATTCGGTATGCCTGTGTTTAGGACTCCTAGCAACCCGGTAAAGGGGGTTGACAACAACTGGATCAAGATTGGCGCCATTGACTATTGGGATGCGGAGGTTGCTTCGCTCAAGAACGATGCGGATTCGTTGAACGAATTCTACCGTCAGTTCCCACGCACAGAGTCACACGCATTCCGTGATGAGAGCAAGTCATCGCTCTTCAACCTTACCAAGATCTACCAACAGATTGACTACAACGACTCGCAAGTGTTAGCTCACACGGTGACACGCGGTACGTTTATGTGGAAGGATGGCATCAAGGACACCAAAGTACTATTCGTCCCCGACAATAGAGGCAGGTTCTTGGTGAGTTGGGTCCCCGACTCTAACATGCAAAACAGCATGATCACCCGCAATGGGATCAAGTACCCAGGCAACGAGCATCTCGGTTCGTTCGGTTGTGACTCATACGATATCTCTGCCACCGTCGATGGGCGTGGGTCTAATGGTGCGTTACACGGGCTGACCAAGTACCACATGGACAATGCTCCCACCAACGAGTTCTTCCTAGAGTATATATCGAGACCACCAACGGCGGAGATATTCTTCGAGGATGTGCTGATGGCATTGGTTTTCTATGGTATGCCGGTGCTAGCGGAGAACAACAAACCGCGATTGCTATACCACCTAAAGAACAGGGGCTACCGAGGATACAGCATCAACCGACCCGACAAGTTATACAACAATCTGTCCAAGACAGAGCGAGAGTTGGGTGGTATACCAAACTCATCAGAGGACGTGAGGCAGTCGCACGCTGCGGCCATCGAGTCCTACATTGAGAAGCACATCGGGTTTGACTTTGAAGGGCGGTACAGAGACTCTGATTTGATAGGCACAATGCCGTTCAATAAGACGCTTGAAGACTGGGCAAAGTTCGATATATCCAACAGGACGCGCTTCGATGCGTCAATCAGTTCGGGGCTTGCTATTATGGCAAATCAAAAACACCTATATTTACCTGAAAAAAAAGAATCAAAAATTAGCATTACTTTTGCAAGGTACTCAAACAAAGGGGATATAAGTGAAATCATTCGATGAAGGACGTCTTAGTTAATATATCAGCCACGGGATTCCCCGATCAGTTCGCCTCTGATCAGGAAAAAGCGTCTGCTGAATACGGTATACAAATTGGGCAAGCCATCCAATATGAGTGGTTTCGCAAAGACGGAAACCAATGTAGATACTATGGTCAGTGGAGAGACTTCCACAGGCTCAGACTTTACGCTCGTGGTGAGCAGTCTGTGCAGAAGTACAAGAACGAACTCGCTATCGATGGCGACTTGTCTTACTTGAATTTGGACTGGACACCAGTACCGGTTATCCCAAAGTTCGTGGATATCGTGGTGAACGGAATGTCAGACAGATTGTTCAAGGTAAAGGCTTACTCGCAGGACGCATTGTCTCAGGCAAAGCGTAGCAAATACCAAGACATTATCGAATCTCAGATGGTATCAAAGGATATCCTAGAGATTGTTCAACAGCGTACAGGCATCAGCGCATTCACGGTTAACCCCGAGGATCTACCATCTAACGATGAGGAGTTGGCATTGTACATGCAGTTGAAATACAAGCCAGCGATTGAGATTGCAGAAGAGGAAGCCATCAATACCATCCTTGACGAGAACAAGTATCTCGACTTGAGAAAGCGTGTCGACTACGACATGACTGTTATTGGTATCGGTGTAACCAAGCACGAGTTTCTCCCCGGCGCAGGTGTTCAAGTGTCTTACGTAGACCCCGCTAACGTGGTTTACAGTTACACTGAAGACCCATATTTCAAAGATTGCTTCTATTGGGGCGAGATTAAATCATTACCAATTATTGAGTTACTAAAGATAGACCCCACGCTGACCAATGCTGACTTGGAAGAAATTGCCAAGAGCAGTCAGAACTGGTACAACTATTACAACGTGGCTCAGTTCTATCAGAACACCCTATTCTATAGGGACACCACCACTCTCCTTTACTTTAACTATAAAACCACCAAGAAGATTGTTTATAAGAAGAAGTATCTAGAGGGTGGGGGCGTCCGCTACATTGAGAAAGATGACACCTTCAATCCACCAATGGATATGATGGAGGATGGTAAGTTCGAGAGAGTAGAGAAGACCATCGATGTATGGTATGAGGGCGTTATGGTCATGGGTACCAACTACTTATTGAAGTGGGAGATGTCCAAGAACATGGTACGTCCCAAGTCTTCTGTACAGCATGCATTGCCAAACTACGTGGCATGTGCGCCTCGTATGTACAAAGGAACTATTGAGTCTTTGGTTCGCAGAATGATTCCATTCGCTGACTTGATTCAATTGACTCACTTGAAGTTGCAACAAGTAATTGCTCGTACAGTACCTGATGGTGTATTCATTGACGCCGATGGCTTGAACGAGGTTGATTTGGGAACAGGCAACGCCTACAACCCGGAAGATGCATTGAGATTGTACTTCCAAACGGGTAGCGTTATCGGTCGTAGTTACACCCAAGAGGGTGACTTCAACAACGCACGAGTGCCTATCACTCAATTGACATCCAACTCTGGCGCCGCCAAGACGCAGATGCTGATCGCCAACTACAACCACTACATGGATATGTTGCGCACAGTGACTGGCTTGAACGAAGCAAGAGACGCATCCACCCCTGACCCCAACTCATTGGTTGGTCTTCAGAAGTTGGCCGCATTGAATTCAAACACAGCAACTCGCCACATCTTGGATGCTGGCTTATACATATTCAGATCAATCGCAGAAGCATTGACCTACCGCGTTGCGGACATCCTGCAATACGCAGACTTCAAGGACGACTTCATCAGCCGTATCGGTAAGTACAACGTCTCTATCTTGCAGGAAATCAAGGAGTTATACATCTATGACTTTGGTATCTTCTTGGAGATTGCCCCCGACGAAGAGCAGCGTGCGCAGTTGGAAGCCAACATTCAGATGGCTTTATCAAAGGGCGACATCAATCTTGAGGATGCAATTGACATCCGCGAGATCAAGAACCTTAAGATGGCAAACCAATTGCTGAAGGTTAAGCGTATGAAGTTGCAAGAGCAGAGGGACAAAATGGAAATGATGAAGCAACAGATGGCTGCTCAACAGAACATGGAACTCCAACAGATGGCTGCTCAATCTGCCATGATGAAGATCGAGGCAGAAGGCCAATCTAAGATGCGTGTCAAGCAGGCTGAAGTGGCCTTTGAGATTGAGCGCATGAAGGCAGAAGCCGGGCTGAAGCAACAGTTGATGGGCGAGGAGTTCAAGTACAACATGGCGATTGCCGGATTGAACAACCAAACATTGACTAGCAGAGAGATGTCCAAGGAGGAAGCCAAGGCAAAGCGGATTAGTCAGCAGAACTCGGAGCAATCCAAGTTGATCAATCAGCGCAAGAACGACCTACCGCCAATCAACTTCGAGTCAAATGAAGACTCGCTTGATGGCTTTGATTTGTCGGTGTTCGAGCCTCGCTAAACCATATTCGAAAAAATATATAAATTCGTAAAAAATTAAATCTAATCAAATGGAA